AAACCACCTCTCATTGTTGGGTCATTCAGATATTTCCAATCAGACTTATAGAAGTCATAACCTCTTCGGAATCCTGAGAATCCTAAGTTAAGAGCCATTTCCTCATCGTTGTCAAATAGTCCGTAAGACGTACCACCTGCACCATATGAGTTTTGAGCTGCTAACATATCATCAATATCGAATCCGAATTGTCTGTTAACGAAGAGTACATTTTCTTCGATTGCTCCTTGCTTGTCTAATCTATCGATAACTGCATCAAAGTCAGCTAAAGCGTCAGGGTTACCACCACCCCACAAGTTTCCTCTAGTTCCTACAGCGTGGAATACACCTTCTGAACCAATGAATCCTGCGACTGCTGCACCTGAAGCTGCTCCTGCCGGTACTGCTTCAATCATTGAAGTTTCTAAATAGTCATCGAATCTTAATCTAGTTTCGTGCTCTGATTTTAGGTACCATAAGTATCCTGATGCACCATCCTCAGTTGTGATTTCAATCCAACCGATTTGAGCCATATCCGAACCATTTACTAGATAAGTATCTTTTAAAATGATTGGGTTGTTCTCAAAGATGTAGTCATCAGACTCTAATGAACCATCCATTCCTGCTGTTCCTTTTTGGAACTCAGAACCATAGATGAATACTGTAACATCATCGTTACCGAATCCTGTTCCTGCAGTTACTAAACCTGCTGCTTCATAGAACGCTACAGTAAATTGAAGAATATTACCACCCACTTCTACTGCTGTGATAATACCTTTGTTTTCACCTGAACCATTGTTTTGGCTAACAACTACAGTTTGTCCTACTCTTAAGGCTATACCACCTTGAGCATCAAACGGGTTGCTACCCGTGATAACTGTCCCTGCAGGGTTTGCACCGATTGCCGGGTCGTTAACTTGGAATGTACATGTTGCATCACCAATGTTTGATGCAGGGTCTCCCCCTACTTGTACATATTTAATATGTAGCCTACCTTGCTCTGCCCACTTAATAAGGTCAGAGTTAGAAGGCATCTCAGCTCCCACCATTCTTAGGAACGAGCTAAGTGTACGATTACCATATCTTTCAAATTCTTTCTCATATGTATCAGGAAGATACTGATTCAAGAAGTCAAAGTTGGTAATGTAATTTGTCTCCAACGGTACTTTCTGTGCAGAAGGCTGCAAAGAAAATGTTGGATTCGCTTGTAAATTACCTGCCATTTTTTCTAATTTTTAATTATTAATTACTTTCTACTTTTAATTTTGAGTCCTCTCCCCTCAGTTGGGTTGAGAGCTCTAATTGTCATACCATCCTTCTTCGCAACTTGAGGTGTATTCCTCGTAGACATATTGACATTTTTAATTTTTTTTGTCACATCTGTCGTTGCGTCAGCCATACCTTGTTCATAAAAAAACTTGGCAAACCTTTCAGGATTCTGAGCAACGGATGCAGCTCTATGGTAACCTACTGCGTCTTTGATTAAACCTGTTTCTTCATCAAGAAACCTTTTAATAAAGTTTGATGAATCAGAATTTAAAGTTTTAATCTCAGCCACATTCGTAGAAGGTAAAAAAGTTATCACTTTGTCTTCACCAACTTTGAAGTCAAAACCTTTGAACTCCGGGGAAAAAACTTCTTCGGTCTTAGATAAGAACCAATCTCGTTTCCTTTTTGCTTCCTCTTCATAGGTCTGAGCATCCTTTACATATTGATTATAAGCTTCAATAGTTTTTTGTTGCTCTTCAGAAATAGATGCCGTACTTGACTCAAGTGGCTCCTTATACATTTCTTTCTGAGCTTCGAAAAACTTTCTTGCTTTACCAATCTCTTTTTTAAAAGCTAACTTCTTTTTCTTTATTACATTTTCTTCATCTACATCTGCGTCATACGCAAAATCTTCAAGCATGTAATTAATATCATCTCCATCTAATGAATCTTCAGTAGCATGATAATATTCTCTAAGAAGCTGCTTTTCATCCATAGCTTTGAAGTCTCTATTCAATTTAGAATAGTCTTCAAAACTACGTCCTGTCTTTTTTCTATACTCTAAATATGCAGCAACGTCTTCAGGAATTTCTTCGTTTGCTTCTTTTTCTGCAAACAAATCTGAAACGGATGCAACATCTTTGTCGTATCTATTCTTAATAAATGAAAGAACATCCTCCTCTTTTAACTCTGAGGATTGAGTAACTTCTTTTGGTGCTTCCTCTTGAGGTTTAGCACTCTCTTCAACTTGTGGTGTTGGTTCGCTAGGTGTTTCTGAACTAAC